TTAATGACATGTTGACATATGCCGCGATAAACGAAAGTGACCTTGATTATATTAAAGCGCACACCTCTTACGGTGAATTACGTGTTGTAACAATCAATTCGAAGATATACCCAAAAAACGAAGAAAAAATGATATTAAAAGGACAGGAACAACGATGCAAAATTAGTATCATTGCCGACTATTTCGGAAGTGCAAGTCCGGCAGACGTTCGCAAAGGTATTACTTTTACAAGTACAAACGGACTCAAAATTACTGGAACTGCTGACATGTCTGGTGGTATATCTAATAACAACTGCGAAGCGTATCTTGTAGACGTATCAAACCCAACAGTATCTTTTAAGACAGCATCTGGGACAATCAAAGCATACGGCTATGCATATGAGACTACAAAATCACAGTGGGGTGGTTCTACTAATACAACCATGTATGCTTTTAATGGCACAAATTATTATAAATCAGCATACTATGGTTCACCAACATCAACAAACATTACTCTTGGTGTTTCTGGTGGAAAACTGACAGGATTACCGTCAGGATTAAGTGGTGGAACATTATTAGTTACAAGAGGTATTTAGAAAGGCGGTATAAACAAGGAGGCGATAATATGGCCGGTCAGAGATTGCCTATCTTAGTAAAAAACAAAAGGATACTATAGTTAATTATTCACACTACCCACTCCAAACCACGGAGTGGACATTTTTATGCTTAAAATTTCTATAATTCAATAATTGATATTAAATGAGCGACTACATCTTAATCGGCGTGGTTGCTCTTTTTATATACAAAAATTTGCAGTTGTGCGTTAAACAACAGAAAAACTCGGCGGGAGCGACCCGCGATAACAAAAGCGTGAGTTATGGAGGTAATGAAATGACAAGAAATGATGTTTTAAAGCTTTTTCCCGATGCAACGGATGAGCAGATAACAAATCTGCTTAACAAGAGCGGTGAGGAAATGGCAAGAGAGAAAGAGAAAACCAATCAGTATAAGGCTAAAGCCGACAAAGCTGACGAGCTACAGACACAGCTTGATGAGCTGCAGGCTGGCAACATGACAGAACTTGAAAAGGCAAACAAAGCCTTAGAGACAGCCAATCAGCAAATAGCCAAGTTACAGAAAGATAATGTTGTCAGAGACTTACGAGAGAGTGCAATGTCTGATTTTGGCATTACGGCAGAACAAGCAAAGACAGTAGTAAAAGAGGATGGCTCTTTTGACACAACATCACTTGGCAAGATTATTTCCGACATGAAAGCCAATGCAATCGCAGAGTATGAGAAAAATGCACTCAACAATACTCCTAATCCAAGCAATGGCGGTAACAATAATGAACCCGACTCAAAGCCGGCAGATGTAGCGAATGCAGAACAAATCTCATTCGGCACAGTTGCAAGCGCAGAGAGCCAAAACAGCTATGTAATTTAAAACAGGAGGTAGAACGATGGGAAAACCAATCGTAAGAGACTTTACACAGGGTAAAGGAATTTTAAAATTTTTCCCTTATGAGGGTGCAGCGTGCCTTGTGCCACAGACAATGAAAACAAGTGCAGATGAAAACGGAATGAAGATTGTACCGGCCGGTACACCATTCCCAAGCAATGATGCAGAGTGCAAGGGTTATCTGTTACACGATGTGGATGTAACAATGGGTGACGCACCTGGAACATATGTATATCAGGGAACTATTGATTGGGAGAAAGTTAAGTCACTTTCAATCGCAGATGAAGCTATAACTGCAACACCTAGAGTTACTTTCTATGGCGTACCAAAGATTGTAGCAAGTCAGGTTTAAAAGGAGGTAGAACGATGGGAAAACCAATCGTAAGAGACTTTACACAGGGTAAAGGAATTTTAAAATTTTTCCCTTATGAGGGTGCAGCGTGCCTTGTGCCACAGACAATGAAAACAAGTGCAGATGAAAACGGAATGAAGATTGTACCGGCCGGTACACCATTCCCAAGCAATGATGCAGAGTGCAAGGGTTATCTGTTACACGATGTGGATGTAACAATGGGTGACGCACCTGGAACATATGTATATCAGGGAACTATTGATTGGGAGAAAGTTAAGTCACTTTCAATCGCAGATGAAGCTAGAACTGCAACACCTAGAGTTACTTTCTATGGCGCACCAAAGATTGTAGCAAGTCAGGTTTAAAAGGAGGTAGAAGAACATGGCATTACCATTAGCAGAAGCATTTACAGCGAGAAGCCTCGGTGTAATGTGGAACAATTATCAGAAGACATTAGGAACTGACCCTTATCTTGGCAGACAGAAATTCGGAACACGTAAACAGGACTCACTCGACCTTAGATTTATCAAGGGCAAGAACGGACTGCCGGTATCACTCAAAGCTTCAAACTTTGACGCACAGGCAGAGTTAAGAGATGTTGGAGGTTTCTCCGACATTCAGAACTCAATGCCATTTTATCGTGAGTCTTATATGGTAACAGAGAAAGAGGAACAGGAGTATGACAATTACAGAACTTCTGAAAACTCTAGCCTTGCCAATAACGTATTACGTGAAATCTCAAAGAAACCAATGAACCTTATCGAGGGCGCATTAGTTGTGCCGGAGAGACAGATTTGGCAGTTACTTGCACCTACAGATGGTGTACCAAGAGTAAAAGTAACTATTGGCGACAAACCTTTTTACATTGACTATCTTGCAGATAATGAGAAATCAGAGCATACGGCAAAGCATTACAAGACTTTTACAGGCACAAGCGCATGGGACAAGTCGGATACAGCCACACCACTTGACGACCTTATTAAGACCAAGAGAGATTTCTCAAAGGCTACAGGCTACTCACTTACACGTTTCACCATGAATACAGAGACTTGGGAAATGGTGCTTAAGGCAGAGGACACAAAGAAACAGGTACTCGGTATCACAGCTTACAATGGCGGTATCAGATTACAGCAAGGACAGGTTACTGAATACCTTAGAGGATATGGTATCGAGATTGAAGTATACGATAAGCTCTATGTTGACGAGTCAGGACAGACACAGTACTTTGTACCAACAGGCATTGTATCTGCACAGTCTGCCGGAGTATTCCTTGGCGATTACACATTCGGTAAGACTCCAGAGGAAAGAAGCGGAAGTATCACAGACGGAAACCTCTCACTTGTTGAGACCGGTGTATCTGTATACACATACGCTACAAATCATCCTATCAATACTCACTGTATCGTATCTATGATTGGATTACCTACATTCGAGGGTATGGATAGCGTTATGGTTCTCAAAGTTAAGGAGGATTAAGGCTTATGATAGCAACGCACTCTATAAAGCATGATGGAGTGTGGTATAAAGTCGGAGACGAGGTGCCGGAAAGCAATAGCAATTCGGTGCCTTCTGATTTTATGAACCCACCTGAAACACCATACACAAAGACGGAAATTAACAGAATGTCAACAGCCGACTTAAAGAAGCTTGCGAGCGAAAATGGTATTGAAAATGCCACAGAAATAAATGGCAGCGACTTGAAGAAAATGTTAATTGAAAAGTTTGGATTATAAGGAGCTTGGCATGGAATACACCACATTAGAGCGAGTCAAAATCAGACTTAAACAATATCATATCGAAACTGTCACAAACGACGATTATACAACATCTGATGTGGTTGTATTCGATAAAAAGGAAGATAACCCACTCATTGAACAGCTCATTAAGCAAGCTACGGAAGATGTAAAAGCAAAAAGGTGTTATCCGGACACTTTCACTGATGATGATATAACTGCCGATTTAAAGCAGTTTGAGAATGTCGTTATCAATCTTGCTGTCTACGACCATTCACAAGCCGGCGAGAACTACATGAGCGCATTGAGTGAGGGTGGAGTAAGCCGTACATGGAAAGACAGAGATAAGCTGTTTGTCGGAGTTTTCCCTTTTGTCAAAGTGCTATAAGCAAAAGAAGATTGTGCGTTACCATTTTACTGATGTCGGTAAAGTGGTAGCAGGCGGTACACATTAAGTGGTGGTGGGCGGTGTGCCAATTACTAAAGACGAAAGGCTGTAAGATGAATAATTTAATCTATCAGACATACATTATTGCCTTGCCAATTATCCTAACAGCACTTTTGGGTTATATTGTTTGGCTTTTACAAGAGCAGAAAAAGCAAAAAGCAATAGACACAAAAGAAAGAAATGAACGCATTGAAGAGGAAAAGAAGCTACGACAAGCAAACGGAAAAGGTACAATGTTACTTTTACGAGTACAGCTTATCGAATACCATGACAAGTACATGAAGCTTGGCGAAATTCCCTCATATGCGTATCAGAATTTTTGCGAGATGTATGACGCATATCATGCACTCGGAGGCAATGGCATGGTAACAAAAATGAAAAATGAGATTGAGGAAATCCATTTAGGCAAAGGAGGTAAAAGCTGATGGACTTTACACAAGTACCTACAGTAGTTGCTATTATGGTAATTACTTATTTAATCGGATATGCTTCAAAGCAGATACCACAGGTTAAAGATAATGTTATTCCTATTATCGTAGGTGTAGCCGGTGGAGTGCTCGGTATTGTTGGAATGTTTGTAATTCCCGGTTATCCGGCAAACAACATTCTTGATGCAATAGCAGTTGGCATTGTGTCGGGCATGGCAAGTACCGGTGTTAATCAGATTTACAAGCAGATAAAGAAAAATGCTTGACATTAATAAACAGGGCATGAAATACGCGCTTCAAGGTCAAACAGTCACAGTCTATGAAAAAGACGAGGACGGAAATCTAAAGTTTTACGAAACAGAGGACGGAGAGAAGATATATTACACCCATGAGGAAACAGGTTTTTCAGAGCCGGTTGATTTTCGGGCAAATATATCGTTTGACGGAGGAGAAGCACAAAACAAGGAATATGGCTTTAATACGGCTGATTTTGACGCTGTTTTGCTGACAGACAGAGGAGAATACCCTTTTAAAAAGGGCGATGTTATTTGGCTCGATAGCGAGCCTACAAAGGATGCCAACGGATTAGTTGATTCAACTTCCGCAGACTTTACAATAGTGGGAGTCAAACCCTCTCTCTATTCGGTTAAATACATGCTCAAAGCAGTCGTGAAAGAGGTGTAATTGTGAAGATTGACGTTTCTCTGACAGAAAAATCTATACAAGATGCGATAGACAAGCTTGAAAGATATAAAGACCGCCTACAGGACAAGTGCATAGCATTTGTCGAAGAGCTTGCTAGTAATGGCATTGCTGTAGCACGAGCAAATACAGGCAATTTCGGACACTATATCACGTTTAGTTACGAAATTAAAGATACAACAGACGGCTGTACGGCCATTGTGCTTGCTACCGAAACAGGGCAGATACAAAGCACATGGCAAACAGCAGACGGACTCAAAACAGTTGATGTATCGCCTTTGCTTATGGCTGAATACGGCTCGGGCTGGAAAGCTAAACCACATTTCAATGACACAAGAGGCGGTCAAGGAACTTTTCCAGGGCAGACACACGCATTTGACAGCGAGGGTTGGTATTGGAGAGACGAAAGCGGAGAATTACACCATTCATACGGCATTACACCTACAATGCCGATGTATCACGCATTTGCAGAAATGGAAAATGACATTATAAGAACGGCACGGAAAATTTTTTAGTTGAGGTGATAAAGTGGCGAGTCAAAATCAATGGGCTTATGACCTTGAAGACCTTACATATGCGATTATGAAAACCCGATGTGAGAAAAAATTGAAAACTAAATATCCCAAGCTAAAATTCACACAAGAGGAACAGTCGGACAGTGCAGCGGCTAGTTTCCCAACAGTGCTGATTCAAGCACTCGAACCTATTGAACAGAATGAGGATTTAGAGTGTGAAAGAATAAATACAGTGTTATTTACGGCACAAGTAATTGTTACAACGAATAAAAGCCGTTCAGAAGCCTTGAATGTGGCGCAGACAGTGGCTAATGAATACAAAGCTATGTCATTCAAGCTGACAACAGCCCCGTTCGCTAGGAAAAACGGCAAATTATGGACTGCAACATTACGTGCTAGGCGGTCATTCGACTGGAATGATAGATTATAAGAGCTTTTTGGCTCTTATTTTTTTATGAAAAATTAGGAGGTAATAAAAATGGCAACAGGATTAAAAAGTAGAATTGCTTACAAGACGCCAACCGGTTCTGCCACAAGTGGCGATTATTGGGCTGGAACTTACAAGCTCTTACTTAGAGCAAAAACAATTCCCTCACCATTCGGTTCACAGAACATGGTAGATACTTCAACTCTTGAAGATTTAGTAGAGACACAGGAAATGGGCAGACGTTCAGCCGGTTCAATGGAAGTTGAGGGAGCTTTTGAGAAGAAGTACAAAGATGAGATGGTAACTAACGAGGGTAAGAAGCTCGATTTCATCATTCTTTATGGTACAGACGGAAAAGGTTCAGAAGGTATCTGCGCTTTTATCGGTCAGGAGTCATTCGCCCCGGGTGAGGCTTCCGATGACCACTTAACAGGAACTGCGACTGTATCAGTACAGACAGTGCCTAAGTGGATTGAGGATAACTACGATGTTGCGGTAACAGAGGACGACCAAGGCTATCCAACAACAATCACACTCACAAAAAAATCATGAGCCAATCGGAAAAAGCCGTAGCGGTTGGCTATGATGATAGCACGGCTAACAGCGAACTTGAAGAAACAATATAGTAAGGTAATTGAGGCAGTTTTAATACTGCCTCTTTCCCTATATAAATTAGGGAGAAAGGGAAAGATAAAATGAAAATTAAATTAAGCGGAAAAGAATACACAGTTAAATTCGGATATGCACCGGTAGTTAAGAATAAAATTATCCCAAGGCTCGTAGGAATGGAGCAACAGGGTGAGGGGCTTGAAGTCATTGACAACATGCTTGAATTTTTACCGGAGTTTTTACTCGTAGGTTTGCAGAAATTCCACGCTGACGAATTTGGCTTTGATTTTGACAATAAAGAAGCAAAAGAGAAACAGCTCGAAAAGGTATACGATTTACTTGACGATTACCTTGACCCAGAGAATGAAGAGGGTGGAGATTTACAATCGCTCTACAATGATTTGTCGGCTGAAATGGAGAAAAACAGTTTTTTATCGAAGATGCTGGCGAAAGAGGTACAGACAGCCAAGAAGAAACCAATCAAGAAGTAAAAGAACTTACATGGGAAGTATATTGCAACGAAATCCGCCCATATTGGCTTTTAGCAACTAAAGGCTATGGATTTAGTGTTGAGGACATAGATATGTCTTGTCCGGCTGATTTGGAGCCTTATTCAAAGGCTTATATGCTTGCACAAAAAGAAACCGATTCTAACATGTGGGCTTGGTGGGGCACATACGGACTAAGCGCAACTCTTACAGCTATCGACAGAGCCTTAAACGGCAACAAAGCAAGAGCAAAATACATCGAAAAATCATTAAATGAGCAATACTCAAAAGATAACGAACCTAAGTACAAAGAGTCTAATGAGGAAATTGCCGTTTACGAAATGAAACAACGAATTAACGCATTAAGACAGTCAGGATTACCTGAAAGTCCTGATTAATGAGGTGAAAATATGGCATATAAAGGAATTGACGTATCGTCATATCAAGGAAATATTGATTGGAGTAAGGTTAAGTGGGCTGGAGTGCAATTTGCAATCCTTAAAATAATTCGCAAAGACCTTAATCCGGATAAGACCTTTGAGCAAAATTGGAAAGGCTGTACTGATGTAGGAATGCCAATACAAGGTGTTTACAACTACTCATACGCTACAACAGTAGATAAGGCAAAGACAGACGCACAGAGAGTGATTGAGGTACTTAACGGAAGAAAAACTTTCGTTTGGTTAGATGTTGAAGATAAATGTCAGCAAGGACTCGGACAGACACTTATTGATATTATCAACACATATCAGAGCGTTATCAAAAGTACCGGGCTTAACTTCGGTGTATACACAGGACTTAGCTTTTACAATCAGTGCATTGCACCATACGCAAATCAGATTAACTGTCCGTTTTGGATTGCGCGTTATCCGTCAACTAAGGGAATGTCTATTGGTGATGAGCCTAACAGCGCAAAGAAGCCTGTTATACAGCATCCACTGTATGGCTGGCAGTATTCAAGCGCATTTACTTGTAGCGGTCTGAATAACAGTACTGACGCTAACTTACTCTATATTGAGCTTGATAAGGACGACGGAATAAAGAATAATCCGACACCAATAGCAACTCCGGCAAAGGATAACGCTTGGAAAGGCAATGAGGAATATTACCTCGACAATGATAATGTAAGAAAATGGCAGCACGCTATGAATGTAGGCTTCGACCTCAAAGGAGCTGATGCACTGAAAGAAGATGGCAAGTTTGGAGCCAATTCACAGAGATTTGCTAAAAATCACAATCTGTGGAGTGGACAGAAGCATAACTGCCCGACAGCCATTAAGTGGTTAAGAAAAACTCTGCATGACAAGTATCATTTTTACAAGCTTGATACTGATTACGGCAAGTGGACGGATTATCTCACTAAATGTGTCATGGTATTTCAAAAGAATAGAGGTCTTAAGCAAGATGGATATGTTGGATTGATTACAACATACTATCTGCTCAAAGACTAAATACATGAGAGCTACTTTAGGGTAGCTCTTTTTTATTACAGGGAGGTGAGAAAATGGCAGAGAGCATTGAGCTTCAAATCAAGTCGGACGCACAACAAGCGACTAGAGCCATAGGCAATTTACAAGCTAAGTTGCAAGGGCTTGGAGATACTCTCAATTCCCTCAATGGTGCAAGCATAAGCAATTTTGCGAGTGGAATGTCACAACTTGCAACATCACTTAGAAGCGTGAGCAGTATTGACACACGTACCTTTAGCAAGATTGCAACCAACATGGAAAAGCTCGGCAACCTTGATACTGCAAGGCTTGTCAGCTCGGCAAGTGCTTTAAAGAGCATGGCAACAGAATTGTCGGGCTTTGCGAGCATATCAAAGCAATCAGCAGAGATTACACAGCTAACAGCTTCAATCTCAAAACTCGGTTCAAAATCAGCCGGTTATGCTGCGGACAACATAAGAAACCTTGGCAGTGCCTTGAAAGAGGTAATGACAACATTATCTAGCGCGCCGAGGGTTAGTAATAACATAATTCAAATGACTAACGCACTTGCTAATCTGTCGCAGCAAGGCGCAAAAGTCGGTTCGGCTAGTAGGTCGCTCGTAACAGGCTTTTCGAACACAACTAAGTCGATTAAGAGTACAAGAAGTGGATTTAGGGGCTTGGCTTCAACTATCGGTAAGTTTTACGCAACATATTGGTTAGTTATGCGAGCTGTCGGGAAAATAGGCGGTGCAGTTGATTTAGCGAGTCAATTAACGGAGGTTCAAAACGTAGTAGATACCACGTTTGGCGATATGGCAAGCAAGGTTGATGATTTCACAAAAACATCAATTCAAGACTTTGGAATGTCAGAGCTGACAGTCAAGCAAATATCAAGCCGTTTCCAAGCGTTAGGCACTTCTGTAGGCATTACATCACAGCAAGTGGCAAATGGTACGGCAGTAACAAATAAAGCTCTTATGAGCCAAAATAACACGCTATACAAGGCTGCAGACAGTATGGCTGATATGTCACTTAATCTTACAAGGCTAGCCGGTGATATGGCTTCATTCTACGATGTAGACCAAGCTGATGTTGCAAAGAGCTTACAATCCATTTTTACAGGAACAATTGCACCATTAAGGAGATACGGACTTGATTTAACACAAGCCACACTTTCAGAGTGGGCTATGAAAAACGGACTTGACGCAAATATCAAGTCAATGACGCAAGCTGAAAAGGTACTCTTAAGGTACAATTATGTCATGGCTAATACTCAAGCTGCACAAGGTGATTTTGCTAAGACCGCTAATACCTGGGCTAACAGTGTAAGAGTCCTTAAGCAAGAGTTCCAAGCATGGGGCAGTATCATAGGTAGCGTAGTAATCAATGCTTTAAAGCCGTTTGTTCAAGCCTTAAGTAAGGTAATGCTTAAGGTTATCAGTTTCACAAGAACTGTAGCTGACGCACTCGGAGCAATCTTCGGCTGGACTATCGAGATAAGTGGTGGCGGTGCTACTGTTGACGGTATGGAGGACATAGCTGACGGAGTTGGCGATATTGGCGATAGTGCTGATAGTTCCAATAAGAAAGCACAAAAACTGAAAAAGACACTGCTTAGCATAGATGAGATACACGCACTTGACGATAACAGCGACAGTGGCAGTGGCGGCGGTTCGGGCAGTGGCGGTTCAGGTGGCGGTGGAGCTGGCAGTGGTGTTGATAGCTCGCTGAAAAAGACAGATGGATTGCTCGAAAAATACAAATCATCAATCAAAGATTTATACTCACTCGGAAAGTACATCGGTGATGCTCTTGCAAGTGCTATGGAGAGCATTAATTGGAAGAAGATTTATCAGAAAGCTGACAATTTTGGAAAAGGCCTTGCAGACTTCCTCAACGGCTTAATCAGCCCAAGACTCTTTTACGATTTAGGCGCAACAATAGCCGGCTCGCTGAACACGGCTTTACATTTTCTCAATTCATTCGGCACAACATTCGACTGGACTAATTTTGGCTTGTCGATTGCTAACGGTATTAATGGATTCTTTAAGAATTTTGATTTTGCATTATTGGCAAAAACTATTAACGCATGGGTACAAGGAATATACACCATGCTAACCACGGCAATTAAAAATGTGTCGTGGAAAGATGTAGTCAAAGGAATTACGGATTTTTTAAGCAATTTAGACATCAAAACTGTTGAGATAATAGTTGGCACATTGCTAATAAGAAAGATAATTTCGTTAAAATTAGGCTCAGTGGCACTCGCTTTTATTGGAAAATCATTATCAAAAGCGATAGCACAGGCAATAGCTTCAAAAATTGGATTTGAGCTTGTAGAAGGAGCTGGCATTGGAACGGCAATAATGCAAGCTTTTAAAACCATTTTTGCTTCACTATCAACAAATCTTGGATTACTCATAGATGGATTATTCAGTGGTTTAAGTTTGGGCGATGCAATAACGGCTGCATTCGGAACAGGGGCAGCAGACCTATTAGCAACAATCGGTTCTGCTTTTTCAACAATAGCCGGAACAATTTTATCTATTGTAAATTTCGTCAAAATGCTAAAAGACGGATTTAGTTGGATAAATGAAATTCTAATGGTGATAGGCGTTGCATTAGCTACAATCGGAGCAATATTAGCTGGTGTGGCAGCATTGCCAGCGGTAATTGTTGGAGCAATAGTGGCAGCAGTCGCAACGATTGTTGTTGTGGTAAAAGATAATTGGAACACAATTTGCGAACTATTTTCAACGGCCGGCGAATGGTTCAATGGAAATGTCGTTGAGCCTGTAGTTTTGTTTTTTAAAGATATGTGGAAAACCATAAGTGGCTTTTTCGGCTCCTTATGGAAAGACATAGTAACTGTGTGGCAAGGAGCTTCGAAATGGTTTAGTTCCACAGTAATTGAGCCGATAGTCGGATTTTTCAAAGGCTTCGCCATGCGAGCACAACAGATTTTTCAAGGTGTTTGGATAATAATTCAAGCAATTTGGATAGTAGCTTCAAGCTGGTTTAATAATAATGTGATTACTCCAATTTCAAATCTGTTTAACTTTTTAAAAACGCTTATACAGACAGCAATACAGACAGCAAAAGATTTTGTCTTTTCAACATGGCAAGGGGTAGCAAGTTGGTTTAGCGGCACAGTAATACAACCGATTTCAAACTTTTTTAATATGTTGAAAGCTGGCATAACATCGGCACTTAGCGTAGCAAAGAACTTTGTTATATCTACTTGGCAAAGCGTGGCGGGTTGGTTTAATGGCAATGTTATTTCGCCTATCACAAACTGCTTTAATATTATGAAAAACGGAATTACAAACGCGTTTAATTATGTGTGGAGTTCAATAAGAGGCGGCGTCACAGGGGCTATGAACTACGTTATTTCAAAAATAGAGAATGGGGTTAATTTTGTTGTCAGTGGAATTAACTCTTTATTAAGAGGATTTAACAAAGTTGTTTCTATGGCTGCTAAGGTGGCTGGCGCAAATTGGGGCGGAGTATCGTTAGTCCCAAAAGTGCATATTCCAAGGCTTGCTAGTGGCGGAATTTTCCCAAGGGGAGAGGACGGCATGGCTTTCATCAATCACAATGAGTTAGTCGGTAAATTCTCAAATGGTAGAAACGTAGTTGCAAACAACCAACAAATCACAGAGGGAATTAAACAAGCTGTCATGGAGGGCATGGCACAAGTAATGATGAACTCTAACGTTGGCGGAAGCCCTGCACCTATCATTGAAAATGTGTTTAAGTGCGACAGCGAAACACTCTATCGCATGACGCAGGTAGGCAAGGTAAAGCACGGACAACGATATATCGTAGCAAATGAATTTGGTTAAGACACTCACCCTTGTGTGGGTGTCTTTTTACGAGGTAACAATATGGCAATGATGTTAGTAGACGGAGTGGCATTACCTACTCCGTCAACTTTTGAATGGGGCATGATTGATGTGTCTGCGAGCGACAGCGGACGAACACAAGACGCTCAAATGCATAAAAACAGAATAGCGCAGAAACGCCAACTTAAATTGTCATGGAGCGGTACAGACACAGCTAGGACGGCAAAGATACTTCAAATGGTGAACCCCGAATATATCAGAGTGACATATCCTGACGCTATGAGTGGCACTGATGAAACACGTACATTCTATGTAGGCGACAGAAGTGCACCTATCAAGATATGGACTATCAACAATAAGAGGTATGAGACATTGAGCTTTGACCTCATAGAAGTATAAGGCGGTGATTTAATGCTAAACGTATCGGCTAAATGGCAAAGGGCAGTAATGCTCGACAATGATATAAATGTAAATTGTTTTGCGGACATAGTTACGGCAAGCGGTGAAAAAATTCCTATTAGTGATAGTGAGCTATGGGCGAATGGCTTTGAGGTCAATGACTCAACATCAAGCAATGGCACTTTTACAATCGGGGCTTTGATTGCCGGAAAACTGAAAATTAAGCTGAATAACATTTATGAAGATTACAGTAAGTATGATTTTGACAAGGCGAGCGTAACAGCATATGTTTCAAAAAGCTTTTCTGACGGCACAACCGAAAAACTAAAAATCGGTGAGTATAGAGTCAGCGAGACAAGCTATGACGGCTCACTCATAACACTTACTTGCCTTGACAATATTAATAATTTCAATCGTGAGTATGATAGCAATTTAAGCTACCCTACGACAGCATATGAGGTAGTCAGAGACGCTTGTATTAAGTGCGATGTACCTTTTACTATGGCGAGATTTGACAACTCTGATTACGTGATTAACGAGATACCAAGCGATAATCAAAAACTCACATATGGACAGGTAATAGCTTATATCTTGCAGTTAAGCGGGTTATGGGGCAAATGCGGTCACGATGGCGAATTGCTTATCGGATGGTATGATATGAGTCAGTTTGACAGCCAAGGCTACGATGGTGGAACTTTTAGCACAAAAACTACACCATACTCTGACGGAGATACACTGAATGGTGGAAATTTCACCGACTATTCAAGTGGAGATAGCGTTGATGGTGGAACATTTACAGAAGCGAGAAATTACCACAATGTTTACACACAAAAAGACTTGAATGTTGCGACCGATGATGTTGTTATTACAGGTGTTAAAGTTATTGTGACATCGAAAGAGGATAAGACAAAAGATGTTAATGCACTTGCCGGAAAAGAGGGATATGTAATCTCAATCTCTGATAATCCGTTTATTCCGGCAGACAAGGCACAGACAGTTGCAAGCTATATCTTCAAAAAAATCGGTGGCATGAGGTTCAGACCTCTTGACGCTACACTCTTGTCAAACCCACTGATTGAGAGCGGAGATGTAGCACTTGTGACAGACCGCAAGCAGAATACCTATAGCTGTTTTATTTCTAATCGAACATTTACAGTTGGAAGCGGTACAAAAATTTCGTGTGACGCCGAAAACGCTTCAAGAAATAGTGCTGATAAATTCAGTAATGAGACAAAGGCTATCGTACAGGCTAGAAAAGTTGCACAGACACAACTAAGTGCATATGACAAGCAAATGCAATTGCTGACACAGCTAATGTCTCAATCACTTGGACTATTTAAGACCGAACAGGAGCAAGAGGATGGCTCAATTATTTACATTATGCACAATAAAGCTGACCTTAATTCAAGCAGCATACAGTGGAAAATGACAGCTAATGGCATGGCTGTATCAAATGATTACGGCAAGACATGGAGAGCTGGAATTGATAAAGACGGAAACGCTATTTTCAATATTATGTCGGCTATCGGCATTAACTTTGACTGGGCGCATGGTGGAACACTTACTTTAGGTGGTGAGAATAACGTAAACGGCAAGCAGTATGTCAAAGACGCAAACGGAAAGACACTTGTAACCCTTGACAATAAAGGCTTGACACTTGATAGCAGTGTGAAAATTGCTTGGGATAATGTGGCTGACACTATTGTTAAAGTCACTCAGATAACCAAAGACACAGTGACTACAAGCTATGTAAATGCACTTGATGTTAAGGCTGGTTCAGTTGACGCTGAGGACATCGCAGGAACAACAATTACCGGCAAGAATATTGTTGGCGGAACAATTGATATTGGAAATGGAGTGTTTGCAGTTGATAGCAGTGGAAAAGTAACTGCTTCAAATCTTAATATGTCCGGTGGAAGTATTTCGCTGAACGGAAATCTAAGCAATTCAATGATTGATTTAAAAGCTACCGACAATTCGGGAAACAATTATGAACTTTGGATGAATGGTGCAGTCTTGCGAATTGTCAAGAATGGTGAGAATCTGATTACACTCTACGGAACTACAGGCTCTATAGGTGCGCAAACAATATATGCTCAAGAGGTGGGCTCTGATAAATTTAGAGAACCTAACAGAGGATACGCGATGTGTGGTGATGCAGCAGGACATACATACCATTGCGGTTGGAATGGCAGTGCCTTGAGTTTCCAAGTTGATATTACTTGGGTATGGAGTTCTTCGGATAAGCGCTTAAAAAAGAATATCAAAGCAATTAATCAAGATTACATTGATGCAGTAGGCTCGGTTGATTTATTTCAGTATAACCTTAATAGGCAAGGATATTCAGACAAGCCGTTATATTTTGGAGCAATGGCACAGGATATAATCGAGAACCTTAAAGATAAAGGACAAGCCGATGAAAACCTTAATATGATTTTTCAAAACAAAGCAACATCGGATGATGATACACTGTACTACGGCATAAATTATGAGCAATTCTTAATCTTAAGGCTTGCCGGAGACGAGCAGAAAATTGATAAAATGCAAAAACACATAGATGAATTGGAAAATAAGTTTTCAAGATTGTGTCAGAAATTAGGCATTGATGAAAGCGAGGTGTAGCTTATGGCTATTCAAATGAGACGAGGGGCATACGCACAGTTTGACCCCTCAAAAATGAAAGCCGGAGAATGGGCGGTATCAACCGACTCCGACACAAAAAAACAGCAGATATGGATGTGTTTCGCGCCAGGAGTAGTTAAGCGAATGGCAGCACTTGAAGATTTGCAAAACGAATTAGGCAAATTTGCAACATTTGGAATTACGGATGATGGACATTTTTACGTTCAGACACCCGATTGAAATGATTCAGTTTTTAGCATGGGTGATGATGGAAGGTTGGTGATTGACTATGCCTAGATATGTAGGTAACAGATGTATTCCAATGCCAATGGGCAATTGGGACAAAAACAAAGAATATGAAAATCTATCGGTGGTTCTGGCAAGCGATGGTGATAGCTACACATCAAAGAAGAATGTGCCAAAAGGAATTGAGTTATCAAACACTGAATATTGGGCTATCAGTTCTCGATTTAATGCGCAGTTAGATGTACAGAAAAAACGCATTGACAACATTGTAGCACTGCCTGATGGCTCCACCACAGGTGACGCTGAATTAACTGATATAAGAGTAGGCGCGGACGGAAAGACTTATCCAAATGCAGGTGACGCTGTAAGAGAACAAGTTAGTTCATTAAAGGAAGATTTATCCAATAAAATCACTAAATTCTATGCATCAAATCAAGGTGAAACCCGTCTTGCCGATTCTGACAATGGAAAGATTCAAGATATGATGATATATGGCAAATCCTCACAGGATGGAACACCCACACCAGAGAAACCAGTTGAGATTAAGAGCGTTGTGAATCCAACAGTAAAACTACTTGGAAGTAATAACTTAAAAATTAGAGATGGTGAATATCAAGATGCTGGATGTACCATTACTGTAAGCAATGGAGTTATAAAATTAAACGGAACATCTACTGGTAATACACGTATCTACTTGCCAATAGATACCCCATCTATGCTTAAAAAAGGAACTGAAATTATATTTTGTCCAAATAATATAGGAGGCATTGAAAAAATAAACAAATGCTACGTTGATTATAGCAACGAGAACACAAAGAGCCTTTCAATTGCAAGCAATATTGTCAATGCGCATGAACATATTGAGTGATGATATATGTGGCGTGAAAGTTATAGGATACGACACTGTAGATTTTACATTACCATATGAAAAACTTGGTATAAATTCTTCTGCAAATTCTGAACAACGAAAAATAGCAATAAAAACTTGGCTGAAAAGTAATGATTTAATGTTTATGTATGTACGTAGGACTTCGAACGAAATTGATTTAACGCCTGAAGAAGTACAGGCATTCAAAGCACTTGCCACATACTACCCAGTAACCAACATCACAGTTGGTTCAGAAGAGTTGGACGGATATACAGTATTCAACTATCCGATTAGCATGGCTAATGGTTGGAACTATGTAAAACAACAGTTAAACGACAACCGAGATTATATCTATGATATGGATACACAATCAGCAGAAGCCTATGTAAACAGCGAATATGCAGTAGCATTAACAGAATTGGAGGCATAGAAGATGTTATACAGAGCATTATTAAAACTTAAAGAAAGAAACGGTCTGACAGACGATTTAAAGAACAAGATTGATATTTTTTTCGCGACAAGCAGAATTACCGAAGAGCAGTACAATGAGTTGATGGATATTAATAAAGAAGAAAAACTGAAAGCGGGAATTAATTAACTAAAGAGGGCTATAGTTAACTAAGCTATTTGCGTTATGAGGTCATTCTTTACAGTCCATGTTGTCAATATTCGACAAAATAAAACACTTTAAAGTGCTACAGTAATGATGTTCTCAAACAAGAGAACTCTTCAAGTTTCGGTAGGGCGGTGGATTTTTCTGCCGTCCTTATTGACGTTTAAGAACAAATGTTCTATAATTGGTGTATGGGAGGTGGCATTGTATGGAATATAAGGAAGAAATAATTAAAATGATTGAGGGCTTGGAAGATAAAGACCTGTTACTGTACTTGTATGTATTTATTAAAAGAAAAATAGAGGCAGAGTAAAAACTCTGCCTTGTGGTTATATTTTCTTTTCCCAAACGTTACCACACTTTGAACACACAAACTTTGTTTTGCCGTTTTTGCCTTTAATTCCGGTAGCAGTACCGACAACGGCACCAACAGGTCCGAAGAGACCACCTACTGTGTTGCCAACAAGTGCTTTGCCGAATGAGAATTTTTTCTTGGTATCAACAGGTATGCCAACACCATCACAACCCCATTTAGGACATTTAACAGTTTTACTCATAATAAAAATACCACCTTTCTTATTAATTTAATTTATTTTGAGTATTTTTCATACATTACGTCTATTAAATTCATAATACTTTCTTGCTCTTTATCCGACAATTTAGATAACTTAAATACATAGTCCTTGAGCTTATTGTCTATATTTGAAAGGTCATAATCTGTATTTGATTGTTCAAATATAGGATTACTTTCTTCACCTGTAACTAGATACGACAAGGTAGTTCCCAAAAAATCAGCAATTTTCTGCATATTTTTAGTTTTCGGCTCACTCTTTCCTCTTTTCCAATCAGATAGAGTCATGTTTGAAATGCCTGTAGCTCTTGAAACATCGGCATTTTTCAAGCCTTTTTCGTCTAGTAATTTCTGATAGTATTCGTACATAAAAAATCCCTCATAAATTATTATGGAAAACTTTAAAATAATGCTTGACAATTAAAGAAAACCATAATATACTAGACCTAGATTAAGGGAATCCTTAAAACCTAGGTTTTAATTTTGTTATTTTGTTGTCTTGGTAAGTTTCATTATAACGGATTTCCTTAATAAAATCAATATATTTTTAAGGAAAGGAGCGCAAAAAATGAATAATTCTAAGAAATATGCTCAATCATATTCAAGATTTGAGCAAATTTTGAAGAAAAAGGGTATCACATCATACCGGGTAGCAACAGACTTGAACTTTTCACCCATGTTGCTTTCAGACTGGAAGAGAGATAAAAGCAAACCAAAATTAGACACCATGATTAAAATTGCAAGCTATCTTGGCGAACCGGTTGAGAGTTTCGTGGATTAGAGAGAGGAGAGGACATGAACGATTTACAAATTTTCAACAATGAAGAGTTCGGAGAAGTCAGAACCATCTCTAAAGATGATGAAGTTTTATTCTGCCTTGGAGATTTATGCAGAATATTAGAACTTACAGCAAAGGGAGTAAAACAGAGACTTGATGACGAGGTAATTTCAAATTACCCCATCCCAGATTCACTTGGAAGAATACAGAACACCATATTTGTTAATGAAGATGGTTTGTATGATGTAATTCTTGATAGCAGAAAAGAAAACGCAAGGAAGTTTCGCAAGTGGGTAACAGCCGAAGTACTTCCCTCAATCAGAAAGACAGGAAGTTACGGAATGCCAAAGACAACAGGCGGTCAGATACAGCTTTTGGCACAGGGCTATACGGAATTAGAGCAGAAAGTAAACGACATCAAAGACGATGTGAGCGAGCTTAAGGAAAACGTACCACTTTATAGCTGTGATATTGATGAGATACAACAGCACGTTAAGCGCAGAGTTGTAAATATCCTTGGTGGCAAGCAGAGCGAAGCATACAGGGATAACAGTATCAGACATAAGACATTTTCTGATATATGGACACAGTTAAAACGTGAGTATGGCTGTGTATCTACTTATAAGAGTATCAAGAGGAAGTACATAGACGATGTGCATGAGTTCATTGATTGCTATGTCGTGCCTAAGTACCTTGACGAGCTTATACATGATGCAAATGCACAGCAGAGTTTCGCATAGCGAGGTGATTGTATGAAAAAAAGAACTTTAAAAGAGAAATTCTACACAGGCTGTGGCTATTCGATTTTAGGGGCTATGGCATTTGCATTTTTCCTTGGATTATCGGTGGCATACGGAATTAAGACAGCGAGTATTATCGTTGGAGCAATCGTAACAGTATTTTGGCTGATACTGATTGCAATATGTCTCATAGAGGAGGGCGAACCACATGAGAAGAAAAAGGATATTGATGTTATCGACTTTAATAATTGGAACTATGACCTTAAAGCCAATAGCAGCGAAAGCAGATAGCAAAATTGAGCTGACAGCAGGTGTTACTTCCTATTTAAATAGCGTAATGCTTGGAAAGGTTGAGCCGACAGTAGTTGAAAATGAGTCGGTTGTAGTTGAGCAGACATATGAAGAGCCAACAGTTCCGACTTGCCGTAAGAAATACAGTTGTAGCCGGTTTAAGAAACTAGGGCGAGTCAGATATGGCGATTACACATATACGTGGTACTCGCAGAGAGTGTTACCTGGAGGCGGTCTGAATATTCCGGGTAGACATCTAAATGAGCATGGACTTGTTGTAGATGAAAACGAGTATGTAGTAATTGCGAGTGATGATTTACCACACGGAACTGTAGTTGATACTCCTGTTGGCATACAAGGGATTGTATATGACGAAGGGAGCGGAAATGGAAATCTTGACATCTACTGCGATTGGTAGCCAATTGAAACGTCAGAGTTCTAACGATTACCTACAAGAACTATATCGAGCTAAACGGCACAAAGACAAATCGTTTGACTTTCAAGCGTTACTAGATAAAGAAATGGAGAAACTAAATGAGCGACAATGTAAGACGAATTAAGTTAGGCGATACGAGATACAAACTCAAACCACTGACTAGAGAGCAGAAGCTATTGCTCGACAAGGCTCATTGCGTGGCAAGTGAGTGGCTTTTCGTATCGGAGTCAGACTCGTATCTAAGAGTAGTTAAAAAATCAAGCCTACATGGAAATTTGATTTTAAAAACCATAAACAAATAGAAAGAGAGGAAACGCAATGAAAATAAAATTAATATCACTGTCGGTAGAGAACTTCATGTGTTACGCAAGCAGAACATTTGATTTTTACGACATAACTAAGATTGTGGCTAAGAATGGCGTAGGTAAGTCAACAATAGCCACGGCATATCTGTGGTGCTTGTTTAACTGCGATTATGAGCTAAAGGATAATCCGGTTGTCAGAAGAGAGGTTGACGGAAAATCAGTTGATGATATGGACGTATCAGTTGAACTTACACTTGATGTTGACGGAAAAGAAGTCACTATGAAGAAAGTACAGAAGCGTACTTATAAAGAAGCTGTAAAAGATGGAAAAATTGTAACAACTGTCAGTGATAATAACTCTTATTACATCAACAGCGTTCCTAAGACTTTAACAGCATTTAATGAGTATCTGGGCGTTAATATGAAGATGTTCAAGGCTTGCAGTAATATCAATGCTTTTCTTAGTAGAAAGCCAGATGAAATGAGAGAATATCTTTTCAGTTTAATTGAAAGTGTTACGGACTTAGATATGGCAAGGTCAAGAAAAGAGTTGGCAGAATTAGTACCAATGCTTGAAAAATACGCTGTCGAAGAAATCCGCTCAATGAATAAATTGATTTCGTCTAATGTTGACAAGCAATCGCCTGTCATTGACGGACAGATTAAGGAAAAGGAAAGAGATATTCAGATTAAGCAGGCTATTGAAATATCTGACCTTGAATTACAGAAGAACAGCCTTAAAGTACAGATTGCTGATTGTGTGGCAAAGCAGACTGACAATGACAAGCTGTTAGCTGAATACGACAAGGCTAGCGCAGATATTCTTGACTTGAAATTTAAGCAGGGGGATTTATCACGCAAGGCTAACGAGGAGAATATCAAGGCTAGAAGAGAGATTGAGGACAAGATTGCTGATAAGAAGTTTCTTGTTAAACAGACAAAAAAGACTATTGCTGATACTGAAAGCCGTGTTGCCAGTTCAGAAAAGGTCATTGAAAATATTAAGAACTGTTTACAGGTAGAGCGTGATAAGTGGAAAGAAGAAAATGAGCGTAAGTTTGATGATTCAAGCTTCATCTGCCCTTATTGCGGTAATGAATATAAGGAAGATAAGAAAGAACAGTTAAAGGCTGATTTTGCAAAGCATAAGGCTGATAACTTAGAAGCCATTACCGATAATGGCAACATGTATAAGGAAAGACTTGATAAGGAAAAAGCTGCGCTTGAAAGTCTTAAAACAGAATTACCACAGCACGAGGAAAGCCTTGAAATGCTGAATACAGCCATTGCAGACCTTGAAAAGCAGTTATCCGAACTTCCACAGGAGATTGATGTGACAGCCACAGAAGAGTACAAGACGCTTGAACAGCAGATAGCCGAAAAGGAACATGCTATGCACAAGGCTAATGATGTTTCAGCAGTTAAGGCTGAATTAAAGGTGCAGGAAAGTGAGTTTAGGCATCAGTTGTCAGAGTGCGAGCGAAAGATAGCTGAAAGCAACACAGAGAAAGACGAACAGCGACTTGAAGAATTGAGGGCAGAACAGCGTACACAGGAACAGAATAAGACCAATGCTGAAAAAATCCTTGATTTGCTTGATGAACTGGACAAGGCGAAGAACGAAACATTATCTGACAGCATTAACAGTCATTTCTCGCTTGTTAAGTGGAAGCTGTTTGAACTAAACAAGTCTGGCGGTTACAAGTCGGTTTGCATACCTACAGTTAATGGGAAGTCAATTCTTACAACTATGAGCAATAAGGGTAACAGGATTCTTGGTAGAGTTGATATTTGCAACTCTATTCAGAAGATTAGCGGTATGTCGGTACCTATTATTCTTGATGATAGCGAGAGCCTTGACAGCACTAATCAGAAGAAAGTTGCTGAAATGGTAGATAGCCAGTTGATTATGCTGATTGTCAATGATAGCGAGAAATTAGAGATTGTGGAGGGATAAGCATAAGTAAAATGAGAGTTTGGCATAATTGCCAAGTAGGAGCGGTTAAAAACTTTTATGTTGAAGTTGAAAGCGTTGAACAGGCTTGGAAAATCCTTAATACATTATGGGATTATGACTTATTTCAGTACGAAAATAACATAAAGCCGGATTACTGCAATGCTTCCGGACTTGAGTGTTTTGATGAGGGAGAGCAGGAATGGTGCGAGTGGTACGACGATGATGGATTGAATATAAAAGAACATTTTGAAGAAAGTGAGGAATAGAAATGATTATTAAGAAGAGAATTTATTACATGGGTGGTAAAAAGCACACTGTGGAGCTTAAGTATGACGGATATATGTATACAGTTATATCTGACGGAGTTTTATTCAAGCAGACGCCTAATGAGTTGTTTGCGGTTCAGGTTTTTAATGAGATTTAGGAGGATTAATTATGGCAGAGAATACACAGATAGTCGAGTATGAATCAAATGGGGAAATGGTAAAAATTTCTCCAACAATGATAAAAAGATACCTTGTAAGTGGCGGTGGCAATGTATCTGACGGAGAAGTAATGATGTTTATGTCATTATGCAGATACCAGCACTTAAATCCGTTTTTGAGAGAAGCATACCTTATTAAGTATGGAAGCAACGACCCAGCCACAATAGTTACTGGAAAAGATGTTTTTACAAAGAGAGCCAATGCGGACCCGCGATATAAGGGAAAGAAAGCAGGAATTATTGTAATTAAAAAGGACGGAGCTGTTGAAGAACGAGAGGGAACAATGGTTTTACCTAACGAAACTATCGTAGGTGGCTGGGCGAAAATCTTTATTGACGGAAAAGAGGACGAGTATCAGTCAGTAGGTTTTGATGAGTACGCAGGAAGAAAAAAAGATGGTTCGCTTAACAGCCAATGGGCGAAAAAGCCAGCCACAATGATTAGAAAAGTAGCTGTTGTACAGGCTTTAAGAGAAGCATTTCCAGATAGATTTCAAGGTTTATATGCACAAGAGGAATTTCAGAATGTATCAGATGTTAAACTTGATACAGAAAAGGTTGTTGCTGATGAGATTAAAGAAAACGCAAATAGCGTAGACTTTGACGAGGACAGCATAATTGATGTAGAGCCGACCGACACAGGTGACAAGCAGTCAGAGGAGCTACCGCCATTCATGCAGGCAGAATAAGGAGGAAATATGATTTTTGTTAAGCTAATGATTTTATTGTGGGTGATCTTTTTGATAATCAGATTTTTTGTAAGGGCAAATTTAACACTTTCGGAAAAGGTGCTTATCTCATTAGGTGGTAAACTCCCAAAATTAACATTTGGACTTGTATTGTTGCTTATCAGCTTTTGCCTTGCGTTAATTGATAGCTTTGTAGCTTTGGTCTGGTTTTTATTTTTTAGATAAGGAGATTGAGCATGAGAGTAATTTCACAGCATGGCAATGTTGACTTGCCTTATGAGCAGATAGTTGTGTGCCACGCAATGGAAAGCGTTATAGCACTATACAATGGAGAGATATATATATTAGGCGAGTACTCTTCCAAAGAGAAATCGTATAAGGCTATGGAAATGCTTAGAAAACAGTATAAACAATATGTTGGTGCTTCTGTCAATATATATGGAGTTTTTCAATTCCCACAGGATGATGAAATCGAGGTGTGAGTATGGCAGATTTAGTTAAGTGGAGAATAGATAACATTTTTAAAGCAGACGCAAACAAGTGTTATACAGAAATGCTTGATTTGGAAAACATAACACCACAAGCGGTACTTGAAAGAGCAAAAGACGAAAATTCAGAACTTCACAAGTGCTTTGAATGGGATAACGATGTGGCGGCAGAGAAGTACAGAACAATACAGGCTGGCAATGTTATCAGAATGTTATATATAGAGCCAAAAAGTGAGGACGAGCCACCTGTAAGGGTGTTGAGCAGAACATCTGACACAGTTTATCAGCCGACACGAACATTTTTGACAAATACAACAGAATATGAAGATTTGTTGAAAAGAGCATTATCGGAATTAGAGAGTTTCAGAAAGAAATATGAAACACTCTCTGAATTGGAACAGATATTTGAGCAGATTGATTTAATCACTGCTTAGATAATATATAGCATAAAACAGAAAATAACAGGACGATTCAAGAAAGCAAAAAAACAAAACAACCTATTTTCAAGTGTTTAATTGGCGATATGAAATCGTCAAGGACAAAATATTATTACAAACTAAAGTACACCATAAAACATCAAAGAATAAAAAACGAAACCATAGAAAAGTACAAAACAACGCAATTTCATATTGCTTGTTAAGCACTTGATTATAGGTACACGCTGATAGCATTTTATAGGCGGTATGAGATATACCGCAAAAGAATACCAAACCATAAAATACGGTAATAAACTAAATTATAGAACAACATAGCACATTATATCATATCACCTACAAAGTGCTATCAGTAAGAACTTAAAACGAAAGGAATTATAAGGCATGGCAAAAACAGAAGTAATAGAAATAAAACCATTAAATATCAAAACAGCAGAAATCACTATCGTAGGTGACGGAGATTTAATTCTCAACAAAATGAATGATGTAAATGCAAAGGATTTAATTGATAAGCGTAAAGATAAGGCAAAGGACACAGCAAAGCCTAATACGTGGGAAGCAATCATCACTTCAATGCATTGGTACAACGGAAAACCTACTGATTTTTCAGAAGAAGGACTTTCACAGGCATTGAAAGAAAATGCACCTTGCATTACAGGTTTTGGACTTAAAAAGTCATTCGGACAGGCAGTTGTGCAAAATAAGATTGATACATACGCTACAAAATTCAATGCCGGAGTAAACATTATTGCAAAAGGTGATTTAGTACCTATTAGATTTGCAGAACATCACATTGATGAAAAGTTAATGTCACCAAAGAAAGGAAGTCCTGTATTAGTACACCTTAACAGATTTAGTGGTTGGAGTGCTACATTCACAATTCAGTACACAGAAAACGCTTTCTCTATTGAGCAGATTGTAAACATTATCAATCTTGCGGGATTTGGCAATGGTATTGGAAGTGGTAGAAGTAGTGGCTATGGAAGATACCATGTAGAGGGCATTAAGTAAAAATAAAATATAGGTTGGGTACTTTATAGGCGGTGCAAACCGCATAACAATATAACTTTGAACAAGATAGAATATTAAAATTTAAAACATGACACGACATTATATTGCTTTGTGTATAAAGTACCCAACCGCGAGGAAATGAGGTGACGCAAATGCTTTTGAGGACAATAGCCACAGGCTCTAGTGGAAATTCATATGCCTTAATCAGTAACACAGGAGAAATCCTATTACTTGATTTGGGTGTGTCAGAAAAGACTATCAAAAAGGGCATTGATTGGAAAATATCAAATGTTGTTGGAGCTGTAATTTCTCACGGGCACAAAGACCATTCTCTATCAGTTGAGGATTTTAAATCAATGGGAATACCAATTTATGCACCATATTTGAAGATTGATTATATGTCAATGAATATGGGTGAATTTACAGTAAAACCTTTTGATTTAACGACAATAGACGGAAATTGGACGCACACCAATGCAAACGGCGAACCTTGCCCGATATACGGCTTTCTAATAACTCACCCGGAAATGGGGAGAATGCTTTACATAACCGATTGTGAGGTTGTCAAGTGGAAGTTTAAAGACATAAACCACATTCTCTTAGGCGTGAACTATGACAAGGATTTAGTTGATACCGACAATCCGAAAGCTAATCACGTTTTCAGAGGTCACTTAAGCATTGATACCGCTTGCGATTTTGTCAAGGCTAACGATTCAGATAGCTTGCAGAACGTCATAATGTGCCATTTATCAAGCGAAAATTCTGATAAGGATAGTTTTATTGCCAAAATGAAAAAGGTTGCTTATGGGGCGAATGTAGGTGTTGCGGAACAGGGAAAGAGTTGGATTTTAAGGAAAGGAGATGAATGTCCGTTTTGAGAATAGAAAGAACAAGGTATGTCGTTATGAGACGAAATCGCACTGAAATATGGTGCGGTTTATCAAGAGAATTTCATTTTGTCAAAGTTGATGAATTGAAAGATACGGCAATTAAAACATACAGAACAGTAAAACAGGCTGAAAGCGGTTGTTCTTCTTGGGATAGAGATTTTGAAGTTGTTGAATGTAAAGAAATTATTGATATAAAAAGTGAGGAAAAATAATGAACATTGTAACATTAATTGGCAGATTAACTAGAGACCCCGAGATTAGATATTCACAGGGTGAAAATGCAATGGCAATAGCAAGATTTACACTTGCCGTTGACAAGAATTTTAAGAAGAAAGACGATAAGGCAAATTTCATTAACTGCGTGGCTTTTGGCAAGATTGCCGAAACAGTAGAAAAGCACGTATTCAAAGGTTCAAAGATAGCAGTTATCGGTGAGTGGACTACAGGCAGTTACAAGAATAAAGACGGAAACACAGTCTACACCAACGATTGCAACATATCTAAACTTGAGTTCTGCGACAGTAAAAATTCAAGTGGCAGCAGTGCAGAACCACAGCCAAAGCCCGATGATAGCTTTATGTCAATTCCTGATGGTATTGACGAGGAATTACCATTTAATTAAGAGTCGGTTGATTATAGGGTAGTCAATAACGGCTGTCCTAGAAAGGAAAAATAATGGATTATACAAACGAAATATTTGCGAACATTGCAAAGGAAATAGCTGACCGGAAAGAGTATGTAATTACAAGAGCTTTTACATCGCAGATTGCAGAATTATTACAGAAAAACGGCATCATACCAATATGCAGTGAAAGATACATAAACCTTAACCCTGATGTGCCGAATTACAGTTCTGTCAGAAGAGTCACTGTTTCGTTTGATAAGCTTGATTGCACCAAGCATGACCGAAAAGCGAGAGAACAGGCATACAGAGATTTTATCAAAGAATTTGAGAGCAGAGTTAATTCAAAAGATATATCTGAAAAACTCTTTGAAACTGAATGTATATTATTGGAGCGTGATAAGAATGGGATTGATTGACGCAGACAAACTAAAGAAAGATAAAACAATGTGTAGAAAAATGAAAAGAACAATAATGGAGGATAAAACAATGTGTAGAAAAATGAAAAGAACAATAATAGCTATGACTTGTGTGATTGCAATGGGGGTTTTTAATGCGGTGCCGGTGTCGGCATGTACGCCACCACTTAATCCGCCATCTGTGAAGATTCCAGATATCAACTTTCAGCCTGATGATGCTTTAAAAGATGCTATTAACAATGCTGTAAAAAACTGGATTGAAAAATGCATCCTCGGTACACCGACAGTGGAGTACGCATCTTACTACAAGAGTGCATCAAGGTATTTTAACTACAGTCACGTAGCAGTCAAGTGGACGAAAGTTGAAAATGCAACGTCTTACAAAGTGCGTATCACAAAAGCCGATGGAACATGGAAAGAATACGATACAACCTATACAGCATTTTACTCCACGAATTACACAGATGATTTTATCGCAGATGGTATAGACGGAGCTACGGTAAGCGTCAAAGCTTACGGTGATAACGATACATTCGGCTGTTGGTCAGATGATTTTAATATTGTGAGATTCGGAAGCATATATCGAAAAGAGAATTAAACTCGAAATTCAAAACGCTATAAATGAGGTTGCTATGCAGACGGCAATTGATATTGTAAAGAGAGGTGGAAACATTGAATTATCAGAACATAGCAAGAGTCAAGGCAATTGAACAGGAAAATAAAAAGCGACTGTTGAAGCTGAACCCAAAGCTGAATGACAGGAGTGGGATTTACTTCCTACTCCGAGAAGATGAAAACGGATTTAAGTATGCGTATGTCGGACAGGCAGTACATACACTTAGCAGATTGGCAAGCCACCTTGTAGGCTACGAACAGCATATAGACCTTAGCTTACGCAAACATAAGCTATATTCAGAGGATAATCCGTATGGCTGGAGAGTTGAATTTCTGAATTTTCCCGAAAGTCAGCTTGACGAAAAGGAGAAGTATTACATCAAGCTATATGCTGACAAAGGCTATCAGCTTAGAAATGTTAGCATTGGCGGACAGGGTGGAAATCGTGATAGTGGTTCAATAGGCGAGAGAAAAGCACCCAAAGGCTATTTACAGGGCATACAGCAGGGCAGAAAGAACCTTGCAAGGGAATTATCCTCTATTGCTGAAAAACACCTTAAAATCGAAATTAGAGACGATAAGAAACATAACAAGGTATCACAGAAACAGTATGAGAAGTTTATGGATTTGTTGAAAGCGGGTGAAAGTGAATGAGCGGTGGAAGTTGGAATTATTTGTTTTGCAAAGATGTTGACGAGCTTATGAATGGTTCGTCAACAGAATTACTGCAAGATATGGTTGATAGATTGAATAGTGCAGGTTTTAAAGATGTAGCACAAGATACGCAAAGACTAGTTGAGTATATCAAGTCGGCAAGGATACGAATAGAAACACTTTTTGAAGCACTTAGTCCTGTATTCAAGGCTGTTGAATGGTTTGATAGCGGAGATTGGGGCGAGGAAACTCTGAATAATGAGATATTGAAATACAGAAATGCTAGGCTTGATAGTTACAACAAGGCTATTGATGATTTGACTACTAACATCACTGAGCGTTTTTCCAGGATGGCTATGTCAAGCGGATTACCAACCGAGGGCGCAACTTGGGAAAATGCCATAAGACAAGTAAAGCAGATAGCAGAAAAGTTGAAAGGAGCAAAACAGAATGAAGATTGACGAAAACACAATAAATCACAATGCCGTAAGGTTGATTGACGACATAGTAACTGACTTTGCGAACAATAATGTTACTGAGTGTGACGATGCCTACAAAACAATCACTATCGGCTATATCAAGGGTATCTGCGATATGGCTAACGCTATGAAAGAAGTTTTGAAAGTTGACTAAAAACCAAAGAAAGGAAATAAAAATGGAGATTAACGTTGATAAATCAATAGTTTCCAAAAGCATAAAGCATTATGGCGAGGGAATGCAGTCGGTGGTATGCATGGAAGAGCTTTCCGAGCTGTCACAGGCAATCAGCAAGGAAATTAGAGGTATAGGTGACAGGAGCAATCTTGTTGAGGAAATGGCAGATGTAATTATCTGTTTGGAAATTTTGAAACAGATTTTTGCCGTAACCAATGTTGAGATTGAAGAATGGGTGAAATTCAAACAAGGGCGAAACTTGAAGAAAATAGGAGATTAATTAAATGGCAGAACGTAGAATGTTTGCTAAGAAAATAACAGAAAGTGACGCTTTTCTCGATATGCCAAGCAGTACTCAAATGCTTTACTTTCACCTATCCATGAATGCTGACGATGATGGATTTGTTAATAATCCTAAGAAAATTCAGCGTATGTGCGGTGCTAGTGATGATGATTTTAAACTGTTGATTGCAAAATCGTTTGTAATCTTATTTGAAAGTGGAATTATCGTTATTAAGCACTGGAAAATGCACAATTACATACAGTCCGACAGATACAGACCTACTGATTATGTAGACGAAAAATCCATGCTTGGAGTCAAGAAAAATAAAGCATACACGCTTGACGAAAGCAAGATGTATACAAAGTGTATACAAGATGTATCCGTAGGTAAGGATAGTATAGGTAAGGATAGGCTAGGAGAGGATAGTATAGATAAGGATAGTAAAGGAGAGAGTGTGAGAGGGGAAAAAGCAAAACGCTTTATCCCCCCAAGTGTTGAAGAAGTCGAGCAGTACTGCATTGAGAGAAACAATAACATTGATGCTCAATCATTTATTGATTTTTATGAATCCAAAGGCTGGATGATTGGCAAAAACAAAATGAAAGACTGGAAAGCAGCAGTCCGGACTTGGGAAAGAAGTCGAAAACAGGAAAATAAAGAAAATGTGTTTGATGAATGGAGAAATGCTTAATGACAAGAGATGAAACAATTAAACTCTTAATGGTTATCCAGTCGGCATATCCGAATTTTAAACCACCGGATAAAACAGTAGCAGTTGATACGTGGTATACGATACTTAAGGATATGGATTACAACGTTGTGCAAATGGGTTTGAGAGCCTACATAACATCCGATACAAGCGGTTTTGCACCAAGCATAGGGCAGTTGATAAATACAATATACGCCATTCAGAATCCACAGGAACTAAACGAGATGGAAGCATGGTTCCTTGTTAGCAGGGCAATACGAAATGGCTATTATGGTGCAGTTGAAGAATTTAACAAGTTACCACCACTCGTGCAAAAGGCTGTCGGGAGTCCAGATAACTTGCGGAATTGGGCGCTGACAGACAGCAAGAGCATTGAAAACGTAGTGCAGTCGAACTTTATGAGGACCTACAGGACAGTTGTTAATCGTGAGAATGAAATCAAGAAAATGCCGGCAGACGTGCGGACATTGATTGAGAATGTTAATAAGACCTCGTATTCGGCTCAAATTGGCACTAAAAATCGTGAGGCGATAAAATTATCGTTAGAAGATAATAAAAGCCAAAATAAGCCAATTAAAGGCATTCCAATGCCAAAAGAAATTAAGGAACGTATCGAGCAGATGAAAAGATAGGAGGTAAAGAGGTTTGTGCGCACAATTAAAGCTGGCTTTACTCCTAGCGAAAAATGATAAAAGATAAGTATTCCAGACGGAGATATGAAGAGCGAAAAGCTAGTAACCTTTGCGTGCTTTGTGGAAAACCGCTTGATAGAGAAGGTGTGGTTTGTACGGCATGTAACAGCAAACGTACAGCGTATGGTCGAGAACTTTATAAAAAATTACAGGCAGTTGGCATCTGCCCTAGATGTGGTAAGAATTTGCTGTATGGTGACGAAAAAAGCTGTATCGAGTGTAGGGCAAAATCAGCCGAAGCCATGTCAAAGATACGTGCTACTGATGTCAAAAAATACAATGAGCGACAAAAAGCGTGGCGAAAAGCACGATACGAAAAAGACAAGGAAAATGGCATATGCACACGCTGTCGTAAAAGGAAAGCAGACCCGGGGCATACCACTTGCACATTTTGCCGGGAAACAATGAGAAGAGCACATGTTAAAATGCCTGAAAGAACCGGCAGATATGAACAAGGACTATGTTTTTTCTGCGACAATCCAATAAAACCCGGATATAAGGTCTGCGAAATGCACTATCAGAAGAATGTTAAGAATGCAACTTGTGAAAAGGCAAACATAGCACGGCAGAAAATAAAAGAAAGGAGCCCACAATGGACACCTTGAAAGATTTTTACAATTTTTACCGACCACTGCAAAGGAGATATGACTTGCGAATGTTTTATAAAACCAATAGCAAGGAAACAAAAATAACTATCCGACAGCGCGATAAAGAACTTGTAAAAGTCACAGAAGAAAATACCGAAGCCTGTTTTAGCAGAACGAAACGAGAACTTGAAGAAAGAATGAAGAAATATGAGCAACAAACTGAAACCAAAGAAAAAGCACAAAGAGCCGGATTTTACATGGACAAAATCAGAGAGAGTTACGCTGAAAAGCAGCAATAACCGCAGAAAGCTCGTAAGGCGGTCTTTCACAGACTTTATGGACTTGGGCTACTATGTACTGTATTTACACCACGGATTCGGAAATAAGCGCATTGTAAGGCTTGAAAGAACCATAAATGAGTACCTTGAAAGGGCGCAGACTGAAAAAGAAATGAAAACCGAAACGCTTGCCGAACTTTTGAAAGTTAGATACGGCATTGATGTACAGAAAGAGATTAATTTAATCCCGATGCAACAGTTGATTAGGATTTATCAGAGAAATAATCCACTTACAATAAACGACACGAGACAGCTTTTAAACGACACGGCATACAGCTACATGGTTTTAGCATGTACGGCACTTAAGCTGATGTTTAAATTGTCGGTTAGAGAAATTGAAGAGTTTATCGCAGAATTTAGAGACTTAATCGACACACTGTATAAATTTAATCAATTCGGTCTGACATTGCCGAAAGTGGCACAATGCCTTGCTGATGAAGTTAATTACGTTGATGAAAGGTACATAAAGGTGATTGATTAATGATTTACGCATGGGATAACGACAGTACTCAAAACGCTCACATAAAGCAGATGAGAGGTTTAAGCATATGCCGGATTATGGGAAAGGAGTATCAAACAATGACAAATAGAGAGAAATTTGCAGAAAAGATTTTGGATATTGCTTGTAATGGCAACTGGATGGCAGCTAACAAAGCAACATTAGAGCCAATAACGTGTCAAGAATTGCCGTGTAAAGATTGCTTGTTCTATGTTTTAGGCAAGGGTTGCGACAGGAACGAAATGAAAAAATGGGCGAATAGTGAATATGTTGAACCGCCTGTTGACTGGTCAAAAGTTGCAGTTGATACACCGATACTGGTAAGAGACAGTGCCAACTTAGAGTGGACTAAAAGGTATTTTGCGAAATATGAGAATGGAAGCGTTTTTACTTGGAGTGATGGAGCAACATCGTGGAGTGGTGAGGGGTGTACAACAGCGTGGAAACTAGCCAAACTTCCGGAAAGAAGCAGTAATGGAGAGATTAACAGAAAGCAATCCGGCATGGATTGATGATGAACTATGGGAAAGTGCTTGTGAGCCAGACTGTGAGGAAATAGACGCAGCATATCGAAAACTGAAAGAATATGAGGACTTAGAAGAACAGGGCAGACTTGTTAAATTGCCTTGCAAGGTAGGAGATACAGTGTATGTTAAACTTGCTAGTTATTGCGAAGAAAAATACGCAGAAGCAAAGGTCAGGGATTTTAATCATTTTATTTCTTGTGGGTTTTGCGTTGTAGTTACATCAAAGCACTTTGATAAACAGAATATTCCTTTTACAGAATTTGGTAAAACAGTATTCCTCACAAAATCCGAAGCAGAAGCAAAACTGAAAGAATTGAGAGGTGGAGAAGATGAGTAAGCTTTTTGAAAGTGTAAACAAGCGTGATTTTGATAGAAGAATATCGGAAGTTGTTGGAATGCTTGAGGAGAAACAACTTTACGGAACTATCAGTTTGATAAAAGATTTGAAACATTATCTTGACTTAGCCACAAAAGAAAAGGCACACGACTGCAACTGCCAACATAACAACAATTCAAGAAACAACGAGCCTTGTTGCAGATGTGACAGCAAACAGACCAATGCCGACAGAATAAGGAATATGTCGGATGAAGAAATGGCAAAACGTATTGCAAGCAGTCCGAACTTTAATTGTGCTGATTATTGTGATAGCTTCACACAGACCTGTGCTTTTAACTGCAATAAGAAAGGCAGAGAAATAGCATTAAAATGGCTTCAATCAGAAACAGAATAGGAGAAAGCGAGAGATGATAGAAGTAAATTTATGCCCATATCTGCTACCATGTGGGTGGTGTACTAAATACGATTGCCCATGCAGTGAATTTAAAGAGAAAGGAGATAAGAGCGATGGAAGATAGATATTTATTTAAGGCTAAGAGAGTTGATAATGGAGAGTGGGTGCAAGGTTATTTATTCGGCATTTGGGAAAAGAGATATATCCTTTGGGGAATGACAAATGATATTCCTGATATGATTGAAGTAGACCCATCCACAATCTGCCAGTGCACAGGCTTGAAAGATAAAAATAGTAGGTTGATTTGCGAGAATGATATAGTCAAGGATACTGTTATTTACGGTGTTGCCAAATGGGATGATGCAAATGCAAGATATGTTATTGATGACCGAGAAGACGGATATCAAGATTATTCTGAATGGTGGCAAGAAGTAGAAGTTATCGGCAATATATTTGACAACCCTGAGTTATTAGAAAGTGAGGGATAATATGACAGAGAGCGAAGCAATAAGAGAAAAAAGAAAATTCGCAATCGAACTAAAGCAATTAGTCCATCAAAAATGTGTTGAAATCAATCACTATGTCAGCGGTTGCGACAGTCCGTTTAGTTATTTGCAGATTGCAGATGTACAGGAAAGTTTGAGGGAGATTGAAAACACTTTGAATATTAAGGCTAAGGAGTAATGAAGAATGACCAACATAACAACAGTAGTATACACTGCTCTCATAGTATTCGGCATAATCGGTCTGACAGAGGTAGCGTTTGCGTGGTATGACATCCGTGGACGAGACAAGACCAATGATGAGATACAAGAACAGTGGTGTAGTGAAAATATTAAACATTAATTAATTTATCAGAGAGGAATAGGTTGTCGCGACATAAAACCGAGGTTTCCTTTTGGTGGATTTAAAATGATAGTACATTGCTTATTTGAACAGTCTGGCACATTCAAGAATGCTTTTAAGAAGTACGGGATTGAAGCCTATGACTATGATATTCAGAATGAATTTAACGAAACTGACTATGTTATTGACCTTTTTAAAGAGATTGAGGGGGGGTATCAAGGCGAGCCGAGTCTATTTGATAAGATAAGCCCTGATGATTTGATATTTGCATTTTTTCCTTGCACTTATTTTTCTGACCAGGGATTGAGACATCTGGCTTGCACAGCTTATCAGTATAGGAATTACACTATTGAGCAAAAATGTGAATTGGCAATGAAACGGCATAAGGAACTTGATTTGTTTTATGAAAAGCTGAATAAATTAGTGATAATTTGTCAGCGAGGTCATTTGAAAATTGTAATTGAAAATCCATTGAATACAAGCGGATTACATTACCTTACAAACTTCTGGTGCTTGAAGCCAAGTGTAATTGACAGGGATAGGACACAGAATGGGGATTATTACAAGAAGCCTACTCAGTATTGGTTTATTGGATTAAATCCTAAAAACAATCTTGTTTTTGAGCCGTTGGAACAAGTAGAAAGTATGCAGCCAATACAATATATGACAAATAAAAACCCCTTAGGCATAGACAGAAAAACGGCAAGGTCAATGATACATCCACAGTACGCAGATAGATTTATCAGGCAATATATTCTTGATGAAGAAACATGGAGAGGCAAACAATGAAACACTACAAACCGATTAAATGTGTAGTCTGTAGCAAGGTATTTACACCGACCGCAGCTAACCAAAATACGTGTTGCGAAGCACATAGACAGCAGAGAGCTACGGAATTGAGAAAAATCAGAGAGAAGAAAAGACTCAAAAGGAAGCCTGTTAAGAAAAACAAACTTGCTGAAATCTGCGAGATTGCTAAGAGTAAGGGCATGAGCTACGGACAATATATGGCAGAGCAATATAAAAAGGAAGTGATGATAAGATGAACAGCAGAACTATAAGTGATATAGAGCCAATTGAAAGACAATGTGTATACGAGGACAACAAGCCGTGTAATAGCTCATGCCGATACTCAAACACTTGTATACACAGTGCAGACAAAACCGAAGAATAGGAGACACAGGTCTATGAAGTTTTCGAAGCTGACTAGACCGGAACTTGAAGAAATTATGAAAAATGCCAATTTCACCGATGAAGAAGCGGAAGTTTTTAAATTGCTAGTAGCTGACAAAAGCCTTGAAGAGGTATCGCAGAGACTATTAATTTCAAAAACGACCACTTCCCGGAGAGTGGCAGATATTAAAGAAAAGATAGAAAGGAGTCGGATGATGATTAATAAAGTGCCAATATGGGAAAAGGTAACGCTGACGATTGATGAAGCTGCGGAATATAGTAACATTGGAGTGAACAAGCTCCGAGAAATAACAAACAACCCAAGGTGCCAATTTGTTATGTATGTCGGAAAGAGGCGATTAATCAAGCGGAAAGAGTTTGAAAAGTATATCGCAGAGGCGATAGAAATATAATCAAATGTGGACTTATGTAGCCTTATGTGATATTATAATAAATTGCATAAAGCTTTTTCCATAAGTGAAAGGAGCGAAAATTTAATATGGGAAAGGACTTGAAAGGTAAAGAACTAGGCAGAGGCATTAGTCAGAGAAAAGACAAGTACTATGTTGGCAGATACACGACAAGGAATGGAAAGCGAGTGCAGAAATTATTTGCAAAACTACAAGAGTGTAAAAAGTGGCTTGCTGATGAGCAGTACACTGATGAGCACAGCAATCCCGACTTTCCGTCTGATATGTTGGTTGATGCGTGGTTTGACTATTGGATAAGTGTTAAGAAGCGCACAGTAAGACCGAACACTCTAAGGAATTATACCGAGAGATACAATCGCAACATAAAGCCTGTTATCGGGAATAAGATACTGCGAGAGGTTAATACGCTCCACTGTCAAAAGATAATGACTAATATGGCTGACGAGGATTACAGGACGGCAACGATATATCAGACACGCATAGCGCTATACAACATGCTTGACTATGCATATCAAAGCGAGATTATCCCCAAAAATCCGTGCAACCGCATGGTGAAATCCGACATCGGTAAGGAGTCCTCGAAGAAAGAAGCATTGACGATTGAAAATCAGAAAAAATTCTGTGAAGCTATCAAAGGCACATCATATGAGTATCAATACAGATTTGCATTGCAGACCGGGCTAAGGACAGGTGAGCTTGTGGGGCTTAAATGGGAAGATGTAGACTTTAAAGCCAAAACAATCAAAATCGTCAGGAGCTTAGAGTACAGGCATTCAACAGGTGAATGGCGAGAGGGCCCACCTAAGAGCAAATCGGGATATAGGACAATTCCACTCACTGATGAAGCTGTATCGTTATTGAAATTGCAGAAAGCCAAAAATGCTTCATTCAAATTTATTGATATTCAATGGAGAGACAGAGTGTTTTTGTGCAAGACCGGGGCACCTGTGAAAAACAGCACATATGATACCGGAATTTACAAAGCGTGTGACAGGGCAAAAATACCGAGATTTTCAATGCACGTATTAAGACACACATTCGCAACAAGATGTATTGAAGCCGGTATGACACCTAAAACCTTGCAGACGATACTAGGACACTCAAACATAGGTATCACGATGAACCTTTACGTTCACACGACAGACGAGCAAAAGAACTTAGAAATGGACAGAGTAGCAGAAGCACTCAAAGTAATATAAAATAATCAAAAATATAGTATAACCAATTAAATTGGTACAGAATTGGTACATAAATCAAAAATAGAAAGGCAAAAATCCCAAAAACAATGGGTTTTTGAATAGGTAAAATCAAAAATGAAATTAGGCATCGT